GATGCCTCTACAGCCACCCTCACTGTTCGAGAAGCTTCTCCTGGTGAAGCAACCGAGAATCTTCAGGACGGAATGTTTCGTGTCGTCAAGTTTACGGGTTCATTGGCCCAGAACTGTACGGTCACCATTGCTCCAAATACTACAACGGCATGGTTTATCTTTGAAAACGCTACTACTGACACTGGCTCAAGCGGTCCTTATTCACTACTTATGAAACAAGGAAGTGGAGGAGGAGCATCGGTAACAATACAAAATGGTAAGAATGCCATTGTCTATTGTGATGGGGGCGGAAGCGGTGCGATAGTTACAAATGCCCTTTCAGATTTGCAAGTTGCCACTTTAGACGCTTCTGGAGATATAACAGGCGCTAATTTCCAGCCTGACGGGGATACTGCCGCTGCCGATACTGCCGCAATTGGTTATACTTCTGTCGAAGGTCTTATCCTTACAGGTCAAGGAAGCACAAATGATGTCACATTAAAAAATGACGCTGATGGTGAAGTTTTTGGCGTTCCAACAGGTACTGTAGGCGTCACATTTAAGGGCGTTATCCGTACTGACGATGCTACAGACAGTACTAGTGGAACCACTGGGTCAGTTCAGACTGACGGTGGTATCGGTGCAGTAAAAGAGATCGTTACCGATGCAACGTTTCAGCCATTAGGTGATACTGCTGCGAGTGATAAAGCAGCAATAGGTTATACAGTAGGCGAAGGTCTGATTCTCACAGGCCAAGGTTCGACTAACGACGTTACCATTAAGAATGATGCTGATGCGGATGTTCTTACTATCCCCACAGGAACGACAAACGTATCGGTAGCCG